TCACACGTGTAAGCATTGACGAATGGTTTTACTGTGGGATAGTAACACGCCTCGAGCCTATTTGGTGCGTCTGTGAAATCAGTAATGAGAACATTACCCATGGGGTTGTCAGATGTAGGCATCTGGCAGCTCACACCCTCCACGGAACCACCATATGTTTCCCTGACCATCTTTGACTTATAAAGAACAAAGATGACGGCTAAAACCGTCGCACCCAATACGAATATACGAGGGTCACGACGAATGAGATAGAGTATGGTGCATACATATATGATAAAACGAGAAGCCGCGTTTACTCGGTCTTCTGGAGTCTGCTCACTCGTGGGCCAGAACTGAGTAACCTGGTCAGCCCGTACGAGCTGCTGAGGATCATCGAACCAAGCCTTCATTTAGTATATGTAGAGGTTTATTTTTTAGGGAGACTACCAAGCATGCCACTCATCATCCTCATGAGAGCCTCTTGGTCGAACTGACCATCACCATCTTGCATCTGGTCGGCAACTCCCTTCGCAATCTTCTCAATCTGAGAGAGTGTGTCATCGGGGAGGGCTGTAATCGTGGTGCCAAGCATATAGAGGGTCTGGAGATACTGCCAAGTAGCATTTTTGGTATTGGGAGTCATCTTAGACCAGTACCGCTTGATGTCAAGCTCCTTGAGAAATTCAATATTCTCAACTTCGTCGAGAAGAAATGTCTCATCCTTCGCAGAAATCTTTGCGGCGTAAGGGGTTACACCGTTCATGAAACCATCCACGACAAGGCGGGGATTGGTGGACTTCAACATGTCGAAGGAAGTGAGCATCTTCTTAATGCCTTTTTCATCTGGAAAAGTCTTGTGCAATTCCACAAGAAATTGACTCATCATATCATTGAAAGCGGATACGGACGCCATTTTCTTATTCTATTGGTCTAATCTTTAAGTTTAGAAAGGCTCGCTAGAAATAGCCTCCTTTTTACCTATACCACCCGAAACGATAAAAAATACGAGAATAGCGTTTAGCACAGCGGGTTTGGTATATTTGTTCAACTCGAGCTTACCCTCATTGTTCAGATATGCCTTGAGATGAATATAAGCCGCAGTTAAACCAGCTGCAACTAGAGCGGCACTCACTGGGTCGCGTAAATAATCGGAGAGTTCCATTTAATAATACCTAGGATTTTTTGTACGCTGCTCTGGTGCATCACCAAATAAAACATCGTCGTCGGCATCTCCCATTGGAGCCTGAGGAACCTGTGGAGCCTGTGGAGCCTGTGGAGCCTCCGGAGAACTAGGCATAGGTGGTGCGGGGTCCTGAACACCGGGAACAGTCTTAAATTCATTCTCAAGACCTGTAGGCTGGGGATCCATCATATCCATAGGAGGTTCCTCCATAGGAGCTTCCTCTGTAGGCATCATCTCTGGCTCGGGTTCAGTCTCTCCCATGGGTTCATCGAGAACATCAGGGTCGGCGCTGTCGTGAATCTCACCATCGAGGGAAATATCACGCGTCTCTTGGGACATGTATGTCTGTAAAATCTGTTGTACAGGAATCAACTCCTTTACTGTATTCTCAATGCATAGAGAAAAGCGTGTGGTGAGATTTTCATCCCGTGCGTATTCACTCTGCTCTTCATGGAAAATGTAGGGGTCGCGATAGAGATCCCTCGCGGCATTATTATAACAGGTTTGTATGAAAACTTCCTCGGTTGGGAGTTTGAGAGAAATCTTCTTATTATCGGCTTTGAGGCGAACTGCGGAAAGAATCTTTGTGCAGGCTACAAAAACAGCCGCGAGAAGATCACCGAACCACGAACACCTATCAGTAATATTATCAGCATGACGCTTAGACATGGCATTTGACCAATTGGGAACCTCCTTCAAAAGCTTTTGGAACATGATGAGAACCTGCTTTCCCTTGGATGTTTTAACAGCTTCATTGTACATTTCATGAAAAACCTCAATCATAGGTGGACACATAATAAGGTTCATCTGGCCGAGATACTCCTTCTTGGCTTCTACAAGTACGTTTAAATTGTCCATTTATGATTAATAGGGTTTTTAAATACTCTTTTACTACGCACCTCTCCTGTACTGATTAGCAATCTTTTTGAGATTCATTAGATTTGGAAAATCAGCTTCGTCGGACTCTTCACTCCGTTCCTTTTTCTTTTTCGGCGTGACCCACGAAATATATATGTCGTGATCACTCAAAAGTTTGACAGTGAAACCACCCAATTGAAATTGTCGAGCAACATACTTGGCTGCAAGTCTTCTGTCAAAGACTGGGTAACCAAGTAAGAACGCAGGAATTGTGAGAAATATTTGTTTATGTCCTAGCTCTACCGACTGTTTAATTTTAGAAGAAAACTGTTCATATATTTTCAAGTAAATTTCCTTTTTTATTTGTTTTCTCTTTTCATCAATCTTGGTAACGTCATTGATGCTTAACATTACAATTACTCCAACTTATTTTTTGCGGAATCAAACTCACTTCTGGTAGGCGCAGCAGCTTCCTTAACGAGTTGATACTCGATAAACTCTTTACCCGCTGAACCCTCAGTGAACGCCGAAACGTCACCTGGAGCCTCTACACCGATAGGTTGCGAACGAAGGGATACGATGCGCACCTTTCCATTCTCAACTTCGAAAGAGGCCACTACAGAGAAACCGAAGGAGAAACCACCCTTCTTCATGACCATAAACATGATCTCATACATCTCAGTTCTCTCTTTCCTGTATCCCTTGATGGCGGTAGTCTCTATGATATAAGTACAGAGTCCCGTGCGCTTCGAGATCTCCTTATTGGCTTGAAGGACAAACTCCTCCATCATGTCGTTGTCCACCTTGACCTCGAACTCCTCAAAACCCTCGAGGTTTGGTCTGGGGTCATTCATCCTGACGGAACCCATTGGCTTCGTGTAGCCTGAGAGACCAAATGTCTCTGTGAAAGATTCAATATTGGTAGTCAGAAGAATCACTATCACGATGAGGGTGAACACTAACAAGTAATTCATATTTACTATTATGCGTTAATTTTTTTTTAGAAAATACCTTCGTATCTATTAGATGTCACTGCTGATTTATAGCCCTAGATGTAAACACTCCATGGATGTCATAGACTACATTAACAAACATCAACAATTGAAGCAGCTTGTGCACTATCATAACGTGAACACACAGGGCATACCACCCAATTATCAAAATAAGATAAACCGTGTTCCGACGATGCTCACGAAAAATGGAAAGATTCTCGTGGGTAACGAGATTAAGAACTGGCTCGACTCCCTCCTCCCCGCTAAAGAGGTGACACATAGTTCTATAGGTGCGTTTGGATGTTCGATGACTTCCCTGGATGGTGATGCGCCACAGACGGATCTGTTCTCACTCGATGATTATGGTCGTTCTTTACAACCACCAATGACTAAAGAACTTGAAGAGAAAATAAGTCGAGAAGTTTCCAAGGGTGTGGCGTATACAGATTTAAAGATGTAACGCACAAATTTTACTAGATATGAAATTAGTCACCATCCAGGCTTCCGCCTTTAAGTCGACGTTCGAAGTTTTGAAGGATATTCTCAACGATGTGAATATCTATTTTAGACCGCAGGGTATGTATATTATCACTCTGGATACAGCTCGAACTTCACTCATCGATATTTTCTTAGCCGCCGATAATTTTGAGGAATATGAATGCGACCAAGAAGAAATCATAGCTGGTATAAACATCTCAAATACGTTCAAGCTCCTAAAAACAATCACAAACAATGATGTTCTTAAGATTGAAATCAATACAAAGGAACACATGGATATTGAGATTTCGAGTGAAGCTAAAAAGACAAACACCAAGTTTCAACTCAAACTTTTAGATATCAACGAGAGTCGTATCGAGGTTCCTGATATCGAAATGACCACCATAACTACCCTTCCTTCGGTGGATTTTCAGAGACTTTGCCGTGACATGTCTAATATCGGCACCGATATTGAGATTAAACGATGCGGAAAGGAAATCAAGTTCAGATGCGATGGTGATTTTGCCAATCAAGAAACTTCCGTTGAATGTCTCGAAGAAAGTCCTACCATCACAGGTCTATACAGTCTAAAATACCTGAATATCTTTACAAAGGCGACGAGTATGTGTGCGTCTGTGCAAATTATACAGGAAAATGGAAATCGATTTTTGATTCTCAAGTATAATGTAGCTAATTTAGGTGAACTTAAATTTTACCTAGCAACTAAGGTATCTGAAGATCAGTAGTGAAATTCTTCAAAGTTGAGAGAACCTTCTTCATACCCAATGTGTTTGAAAGAATAATCTTTGGGAAACGTTTCTCTAGTACACTCCTCTCGTAGTATAAAAAATGTTCGAGTGGAACATGTTGTCCGTGAAAATCATTTCTCGGTCCACTGTATCGTTTCACCTTTTCAGTAATGTTTCGAATAGGCTTGTCATCATGATCGACTATCCAAACACTACTCAAAGGGATACTGAAGTGCATAGCCGAATCTTCATTCTCACCAGGTTTGAAGTTAATATCATTTGAAATGGCAGAGTACACTTTTCCATTGTAAAAATATTTTACTCGTAGAATGACGTACTTTACATTTTGTGGTACGGCGGTGTTTCTAAAGTTACGACCAGTTACATCCATGTAATATTCGTCTAAAATCCCATCCCAATCCTTACTCTCCTCCGCCCAAAAACTATCCTCAGTTTGATATTTTAAATCGTAATCTATTTTGTACTCTAACTCCTCTTTGATTATTTTATAGTCTGGAGGTGTGGTTATATTCTTATAGAGGAATAAAAGATTACTTAAAAGTTTGAGGAGCATTTCTTTATAAGAAATGGAAGGTAATTTTTTAAGTAGATATAATAATAAATTAGACCAATGGAAGGAGCTAATAAAGAATGACCCGGACAATAAAAGGATGTATGAATCGGAGATGGCTGAGTACATAATGAAATGTATGCCCTACATGAATCAATACTCGGAAGAAAACGAGGAAGAGATAAACACAGATAATGTCTTTAATGTTAAGGAGACTGTGGGACTTAAGAGAAAAGATATTTTCACCGAATACCTCATCGAAGTTGAAAAACAAAACATAGCGAGACCGAGGGAGATGATAGCCATTGAAAAATGTGAAAAATGCGAGTACAGTAACATTATTCACTTTCATGAAACGGCAGACCTCGTATGTGATGGGTGTGGAGAAATTGTGGCACGCGCTATGAGTGAAGAACTCACATACCGAGAAGAACAAGAAACTTCAGAAAAGGTTGTGAATTATTCGTACAAGAGGGAAAATCACTTCAACGAATGGTT